CCCGGCCTTCTTCCTCCCAGAAGAAAACTCTAATGTTATCATTGAAGTGCATTGACACACTGCCAAATCCTGGTACGAGAGTCGTCGAAACCATCTCTGCTATATCAGCATATGTTTTGACCCTTGAATTTTTCATGATTTCAAGCATGTTTTGCAGCACCCTCTGAGGTGACCCTTTGGCTTTCAGAATGGTCGCATATCTGAAAAACTTGAACATCTCAAACCCTACGACTCCATTGCACTCAGTAGTGGTGGGCAGGTCCAACAGGATCTGGAAATCAGGTTCGAAATTGCTTGGTGGTGAATCTGGCACAAACTCACCTCTTGCCTGCTTGCAAAGTATTGACTCCTCAATATGCTGTCGAATTCTACCGACTGCAAAGTCTTCTTCAGTACAACCTGGCTTCTTCAATCTGACAACAACTTTTGTTGCGAAGAATTCTGAATTTTGCAAGAGTTCATCTTTGGTGTAACGACTCAAAATTCCTTTCCGAGCAAAGTTGAACGTGAAGACATGACATCTTCTCAACAAAGCATGGTATGTATCTTCAGTGAAACCAGCTTCACTCCAAGTCCTCGCCAGTTGAGCTTGGTTACAAGTCATTATGACTGGTTTCTTGAGTGAACCATCATAAGTACTCCAGACAGTATTCTTCGCATCGCGCAAGGTGTCCACATTAGCAGCGATTTCGTCAAGCTTCATATAACTTCCGTTAAACTGTTGCATGATGTAAGTTTTTCCAATGCCAGGTGGACCAATGAACAGGAAACATTGGCTCGTTGTCATCTCCGTAGGCTCGATGGCTTGGTTATAAAATTGATCACCATGAGGATCTTGATACTGCGGATCACCATTGTCAAAGCCAGGTTGGACAAGTTGATATTGCACATCGAAATCTAAACCAAAACGGCGGCGGTATTCAGCTCTAAACCAACCTTGCTGGCCATCAGACCTAAACCAACCCTCTCCTGATATCACACGCTGGTAAACGACATCGAACTCTTCATGTCTCTCAGCATGTGGCCTCCCATTAGGATTGAAGGTGGCTGCACGGGCTGTTTGCGTTACGATAACTGGTCGAACCTGTGGCGCTGGTGGCAATTGTGCCGAGACATCTACTGGTAAGTCTGCAACGTTCCGGATGTTGGTTTGTTTTAATCTCGCGTCAACAGCAGCTCTGAACTGAATGCCCCGTTCAACGCTCAGCTCATACATTTCACGAATGATATTTTGTATGGACATGGGAGCGACTGGAACCATGATACCATTGACTGGTTTATTCTGCATTACAGTAAACTTGAGATGAGAGAAATCAGCCTTGTAATGTTCAGCTGGAAAGACTGTAGCTCCATCAGGGAAAGGTTGCGTCTCCTCCACACAAATGCAAAAGTCTCTTCTTCGGCTCAATATGTCTGTATCGCTGAGAACGATTGAAGTAGCAGCATAACCCATGTTTGAACACATTATCATGTAAGGGGATGAGAATCTCATTCCTTTTTCTGGTATCCCAGCTTGATTTAAGAGAAAAGCTGCCGGTGTATAGATCTGAACGATCTCTCCATGATCGACGTTGTTGCGATTTGAATTGAAATCGTCGTAAATGACGATATCCTGCCCATTATAGCCAGACCAATAGGCATCAGATGGAGCTCTGACATATTGAAGAATTTGTCTCCCTTCCATAATGGAAAGCTGTTCGACTATGTACTCAACCAACTTACTCTTTCCTATGCCAGTAGGACCGTAAAGGTATAGAGTTGAAGGAACCTGCTTGCCAATCAGTGTACGGACCATCTCCTTGTGTTTCTTCTCAAGTATTTGATATTGTCCTTTAACGATATTGTAGAGAATCATCAAAGAATGAGTACTGCCTTCCATCCTTGTGATATCACCTACCAACTTGTCAGTTTCTTCCATTAGAGCGCTGATGTTGCGCATCCAATTTGGATCAGATATAACCTTTGCCACATTCGTATCAAAGTCGAGATTCGCTTGTTTCAACTTTGCTTGAAGAATCTCCAATCTGTCAATGATGAGACCCTTAGGTGTTTCGTCTTTCATGCCAAGCATTGAACCAACGAAGTTCTTCACGAGATCTGAAACTCCTGAAAAACTCTTGACTATTTCATTAGATGCCTTGGTGACATTTCCGAGCTTGATTATGGAATCAAGGGTTGTTTTACCATCGACGGAAGCAAATCCAGAGCCCATCACGGCAATTGGGACTGCGAGTCCTGCAACGGTTAACACTACGCTCTTGGTCAACTCTGGCCAATCTGCTGAAGCAGCCTTAGCTTGATCAACTTGGCAGTTAAATAACTTCTGAAAAACTTCTAAAAAGATCTCAAAAGTATACTCATCTGCTGCCTGGTTTTCAATTTCTTGTGCATGGTTTACCATCTCTTCTTCCTGCTGAGCCATGAACTCCGCTTGACTCTGTCTTATGCGAGTGAAAATGCTAGGTTTAGGTGTCATGGTCGGAGTACCATGAAACTCAGCTTCAGCTGATCCATGTCGGAACGTCGGTGGAAAAGGTGATGGCCTAGCTGCTTCCTGCTCAGCCTCCCACTTTTCTCTAAGTTCTTCTGCTCGAGATTGCCTGTTATCCATCCAATAATTGGGTTGTGGTGGTTTATCGGCAGGCATAAAAGACTTGACGAATTCTCTCAGATCCTCACAAAGAGAAATTGCTTTTTTAAAAGAAAAAGCTATAAACTTACCGATTGACTCAATGACGTCAGTCGGATGATCCCAAAAGAGATCCCACAGTTCGAGCAACTTGATAACAGAAGCCGCAGCTTGTTTCAAAGTTTTATGCCTCCAAAACTGTCTGAGTATGGAAATGGCGTTGATCGGCTTAATTCTCTGGAGAATTTGTTCGATATCCTTCAATGTGACTGTTGAAGTTGCCGACTTGATAAAACCTGAAATTTTCTGATAACTTGTAGTATCAGATTTCAGACGTGGTCCTGAATCTTCTGGACCGGCTGTTCTTGAATCAGCCATAATTGGATCGTATTTTTGATTTTAAATTGCTAGTATATGCGTTCGACTCCCTATGGAAATGAGAGTAGGACAAA